ATGGAGTATCCAACTGTCATTGTCAATGGTGTGTCCGTCCGTGTTGATGAGGGTGGGCGCTACAACTTAAACGATCTCCATGCAGCAGCAGTTGCAAACGGAGAGGCAACAGAATCTCAACGCCCCAGTAATTTTCTGAGGAGTGCGCAGATTAAACGGTTCATTTCAGCACTAAAAGCCAAAGCTCAAAAAAGAGCTTTGGAAGAAATTCAACCACTTAAAGTAATAAAGGGTGGGGCTGATTCTGGTGTATGGGGGGTTGAACTACTGGCAATCAGATATGCAGCATGGATTAAGCCGGAATTTGAAATCGAAGTTTATGAAGTTTTCAAAACGATTGTCCGTCTCGGCGTTGGTGCCATGTCTCGCCTGAACAAAATTGACCACATCATCAATACTGAAACCAAAGCGATAAGCCAGTGCGCAAGCCAGATGGCTAAGTGGGGCGTTGGTGGGCGAAAAAGATTGCTTCATGTTGCTCGTGAGAGAGCGGCAAATGAAGTGCAAATGTATTTGCCCGGCATGGTGTGATTTCACTGGTTAATCCAGTTTGTACATTACGGAAGTACCGCGAAACAACCCAAGCCAGTAAGTGGGGAAATAACACTGGCAGCCACTGAAAGATGAACCTCCTGCCTTATGGCAAAAAAGATTCTTTGTGGTGGCGGACTGATGGAAAGACATCGGTTATTGCAGAGACCATTCAATGAGTGGTCTCGATAATGGCTTATACCCTACACGGGATAACTTAACTGATATCCCTTTTAACGGATAAACGGAGCCAACAATGGCAGAGATTATTCCCATGACTGAAGAACAGAAATTCCAGTTAGAGATTTACAAGCTGGTCATGAACCAGAACGCAGCCGCAGAAGAAGCATTTCAATTCATCGGCACGGACGAACTGAAGCTTGAGCTATTCAAAATTCACTTTCAGTCAGGCGGCGCTAATTCTGATATCACGACCCGCACTATCGAAGCGGTGCGTAAATCGAAGGAAGCGTTAGACCTGTTCACTACCGGAGCATAACGAATGGCAAAGACGAAGTGGCCTAAACTTCCCCGGTTCTTCGTGCCATTGTTCCATAGCGCCAATGTCTACCTGTGTCGTTCAAAGGAAGAGTGGGATCAGGCTTGTATTCATCTTGGAGTTGATAGCGGCGGGAATGAGGTGCTGGCGGGGGCAACACAGTCATATTGCAATACCGAAACAGGCGAGAACCTTTACCTGCTTGGGGTATTCAATGGAAATGCTGCCACACTGGTTCATGAATGTGCTCACGTCGCATTTTATGTCTGCCGAGATGTTGGTGTAACCACTCATCCTGGCGACGCAAACGAAACCTACTGCTACATGCTTGACAGAATGTTCAGTCACTTCCTGCCATTCATTAAGGAGCAGCAAGATGCCGCTTAATTTTTAAGGAGCAGCAAGATGCCGCTTAATTCCTGCCGCTTAAAAAAGGTCGAAGCAAAAAGGTTATCGGTGAAAACATCGCAACCGAAATCAAGTCAGGAAAGAAACCTGACCAGGCGATCGCAATCGCTATGAGTAAGGCCGGTAAGAAGAAAAAGAAAGGAAAATAATTATGGCACTCACTGACAAGCAGGAAATGTTTTGTCGTGAGTACCTCGTTGATTTGAACGCCACGCAAGCGGCTATTAGGGCGGGGTACAGCGAGAAGACGGCCTCGGTAATTGGAAGCGAAAACCTTACTAAACCTAATGTGCAGGATCGTATTGCAGAATTAAAAGGCGAACGTAACGCTAAAGTGGAGATTGACGCAGCCTACGTGCTACGTCGACTTGTTGAAATTGACCAAATGGATGTTCTCGACATCATGACCGATGACATGAGCATCAAGCCGGTTTCTGAATGGCCTGCATCATGGCGTCGTTATCTGAGCGGGTTCGATCTGGCTGATATGTTTGAAGGCCGGGGAGAAGACCGCGAAATGGTCGGCATCCTTAAGAAAATCAAATGGCCTGACAAGGTGAAGAACCTCGAGCTTCTTGGTAAGCATATCGATGTACAGGCATTCAAAGAGAAAGTAGAGCACTCCGGAGAAATCAGTCTGATTGATCGCATTCAGGAGGCCCGAAAACGCGCAAGGGGTGAGTAATGTCATCAGAATTTGAGGCAATGCTTGCCGACGATATGGGGAGATTCTTCTATGACCCACTCGGATTTGTGATGTATGCATTTGAGTGGGGAGTTGGCGAGCTTGATGGCTTCGACGGTCCAGATGAGTGGCAGAGAGAATTTCTCACTGATTGGGGTGAGGCGATTCGCACTAATAACTTTGATGGTGTAAAGCCGGTAGAAGCATACCGATGCGCAACAAGCTCAGGCCACGGCATCGGGAAAAGTGCGCTCACTGCATGGGTAATTCTCTACATCATGAGCACCCGCCCGTTCTGCAAGGGCGTTGTAACTGCCAACACCTCAGAGCAGTTGAGGACAAAGACGTGGGGTGAGCTGGGAAAATGGAAGAAGCGTTGTATCACCGGGCACTGGTTCGAGTACAACAACGGCAAAGGTAATATGAACATCTACCATGTAGATCACATGGAGTCATGGCGTTGCGACGGGCAAACCTGCCGCGAGGAAAACAGCGAATCATTTGCTGGCCTTCACGCTGCTAACTCAAGCCCGTTCTATATCTTCGATGAAGCTTCAGCGGTACCAGACAAGATTTGGGAAGTTGCTGAAGGCGGCCTGACTGATGGAGAGCCTTTCTGGTTCGCGTTCGGCAACCCGACACGTAACACCGGGCGTTTCCGTGAATGTTTCCGCAAATTCAAGCATCGCTGGAGACGCAAGCAAATTGATAGCCGTCTGGCGAAGATGACGAACAAAGAGCTTATTGAAGAATGGCGAAACGATTACGGTGAGGATAGTGACTTCTTTAAAGTACGCGTTCGTGGCCTCTTCCCGTCTGCGTCTGACCTGCAATTTATTCCCCAAAGCTATGCTGATGCCGGTATGTCAAGAAAACTGGAGCACAGTCAGTATGGTTTCGCTCCGAAGATTATCGGCGTTGACCCGGCATACTCCGGCAGTGATGAGGCGTGTATCTATCTGCGGCAGGGGCTTTATTCAAGGCTTTTAGGTTCTTACCCTAAAACAGACGACGATGTGAAGTTTGCTCAGGTAGTGGCTGCTATCGAGGATGAACACAAAGCTGACGCGGTGTTCATTGATTTCGGTTACGGCACGGGTATTCATTCTGTTGGTAAGTCGTGGGGCAGAAAGTGGCAACTTGTGAGCTTCGCGGGAGAATCGAAAGACCCGGCAATGCTCAATAAGCGCGGCGAGATGTGGAACGCAATGAAATCCTGGCTGAATGAAGGCGGAAGCATTGATGACCAGCAGACCGCTGATGAGATTGTCGCCCCTGAATACAAAGTAAAGCTAGACGGTAAGATTGTTCTTGAGTCGAAAGACGATATGAAACGCCGTGGCGTTCCATCACCCAATCGGGCCGATGCGCTGGCGCTGACGTTTGCATTCCCGGTAGTTAAAAATAAACCTTCAAAAGCAATTCCCGCACCGATTAGACCAGTACGCAGAGGACGATAATGGCTATGGCTTAAGAAAATCTGACGCTGAGTGCTGCAATGCGTCGATGAACTTAAGTTTATGGTTGTATGCCTCTTCGGCTGTAGGGAAGCCGCTTTTTGTGTATCTCTTCCCGTCAATGACGAATTGCCACATGTAGTTTTTGGTATCAACCCTGAATGTCACACCCTTGAATCCAGATGAGTTGTCTTTATCTATTCCGCGATTCAGGCCATTCATTTTCTTATTGGCTGCGCGAAGGTTGGCTATCCGGTTATCCGATTTGTTTCCATTGATATGGTCAATTAGATCTGTGAATTCTCCGTAATAGTGAGCCCAGCACAGGCGGTGAACATAATAGAGCTTATTCCCAACCCTCACATCGAGGTATCCGTTCCCGTGAGGGCATCCAACTGGCTTGCCATTCAGATCTGTCCTGCGAGTTCTGTTTATTGCCGTGAGGATTCCGGTATCCGGGTTATATGAAAACAGGCTTCGAATCTCATCAATGGATAGCTTTTTCATATTATTTCCTTTGGTAAGTAATCCCATTAATTTTATCACGGCATCATTATGGATAACAAAGAAAATCGTTTAGAAGAAATACTGACTAAGTTCGACTGCGATTGGACTGCCAGTGATGAGATCAGGACGGAAGCGAAGAGCGACTTATTCTTTTCTCGCCTATCTCAATGGGATGACTGGCTATCACAATACACAACCCTGCAATATCGCGGGCAGTTCGATGTTGTACGACCAGTGGTGCGCAAACTCGTTTCTGAGATGCGTCAGAACCCTATTGATGTTCTGTATCGTCCAAAGGATGGAGCAAGTCCTGACGCCGCTGATGTGCTTATGGGTATGTATCGTACAGACATGCGGCACAACACGGCAAAAATCGCGGTCAATGTCGCTGTTCGTGAGCAGATTGAATCAGGCGTGGGTGCGTGGCGTCTGGTTACTGACTACGAAGACCAAAGTCCAACGAGCAACAATCAGGTTATTCGTCGTGAGCCTATCCATAGCGCTTGCTCCCACGTTATCTGGGACAGCAACAGCAAGCTGATGGATAAGTCTGACGCCCGTCACTGCACAGTTATCCACTCAATGAGCCAGAATGGTTGGGAGGATTTCGCAGAAAAATACGACCTCGATGCGGATGATATTCCATCATTCCAGAACCCCAACGATTGGGTATTTCCATGGCTGACGCAGGACACAATTCAGATCGCTGAGTTTTACGAAGTGGTCGAGAAGAAAGAGACGGCGTTTATCTACCAAGACCCGGTTACGGGTGAGCCGGTAAGCTACTTTAAGCGCGATATTAAAGACGTCATCGATGACCTGGCTGATAGTGGATTTATCAAAATTGCAGAGCGCCAGATTAAGCGTCGCCGGGTATACAAATCGATTATCACCTGCACTGCTGTACTCAAAGACAAGCAGCTCATTGCTGGCGAGCATATCCCCATTGTTCCGGTGTTCGGAGAGTGGGGCTTCGTTGAAGATAAAGAAGTGTATGAGGGTGTCGTCCGCCTGACAAAAGACGGCCAGCGTCTGCGCAACATGATTATGTCGTTCAACGCCGACATCGTGGCCCGCACTCCGAAGAAGAAGCCGTTCTTCTGGCCTGAGCAGATTGCAGGCTTTGAGCATATGTACGACGGTAACGACGATTACCCATACTACCTGCTCAATCGCACTGACGAAAATAGTGGAGACCTTCCGACTCAGCCGCTGGCATATTATGAAAACCCGGAAGTGCCGCAAGCCAACGCCTACATGCTGGAAGCAGCAACCAGCGCAGTAAAAGAGGTTGCCACTCTCGGAGTTGATACAGAAGCGGTAAATGGCGGACAGGTTGCGTTTGATACCGTCAATCAACTGAATATGAGGGCTGACCTTGAGACATACGTGTTTCAGGATAATCTGGCTACCGCCATGCGCCGTGACGGAGAGATTTACCAGTCGATAGTTAATGACATCTACGATGTTCCTCGCAACGTTACGATTACCCTTGAGGATGGCAGCGAGAAAGATGTTCAGCTAATGGCTGAGGTTGTTGACCTTGCTACTGGAGAAAAGCAGGTACTAAACGATATCAGGGGGCGCTATGAGTGCTACACGGATGTTGGACCATCATTCCAGTCCATGAAGCAGCAAAACCGCGCAGAAATTCTTGAGTTGCTCGGCAAGACGCCACAGGGAACGCCAGAATATCAACTGCTGTTGCTTCAGTACTTCACCCTGCTTGATGGTAAAGGTGTTGAGATGATGCGTGACTATGCAAACAAGCAGCTTATTCAGATGGGCGTTAAGAAGCCAGAAACGCCCGAAGAGCAGCAATGGTTAGTAGAGGCGCAACAAGCCAAACAAGGTCAACAAGACCCGGCAATGGTTCAGGCTCAGGGCGTACTCCTGCAGGGGCAGGCTGAACTGGCTAAAGCTCAGAACCAGACGCTGTCCCTGCAAATCGATGCAGCTAAAGTCGAAGCGCAGAACCAGCTTAACGCTGCCAGAATCGCAGAAATCTTCAACAACATGGACCTCAGTAAACAATCTGAGTTTAGAGAGTTCCTTAAAACCGTTGCTTCATTCCAGCAGGACCGCAGCGAAGACGCTCGCGCAAATGCTGAGTTACTCCTTAAAGGCGATGAACAGACGCACAAGCAGCGAATGGACATTGCCAACATCCTGCAATCGCAGAGACAAAATCAACCTTCCGGCAGTGTAGCCGAGACACCTCAATAAGAGAGAGTTAATCATGGAACCAACCACCGAAATTCAGGCAACTGAAGACTTAACCCTGTCCGGCGATCATGCAGCGGCATCTGCTGATAGCTTAGTTGTCGATAATGCCAACGACAATGCAGGTCAGGAAGAGGGCTTTGAGATTGTCCTGAAGGACGATGAGACAGCACCAAAACAAGACCCGGCAAAGAACGCAGAATTCGCCCGCCGCCGCATCGAGCGCAAAAGACAGCGAGAGCTTGAGCAGCAGATGGAAGCGGTAAAACGCGGAGAATTGCCGGAGAGTTTACGGGTAAACCCTGACCTTCCTCCTCAGCCGGATATTAACGCCTATCTGTCAGAAGAAGGCCTGGCTAAATATGACTACGACAACAGCCGTGCGCTTGCCGCTTTCAATGCTGCTAATACCGAATGGCTAATGAAAGCGCAGGACGCCCGCAGCAATGCCGTAGCAGAACAGGGCCGCAAGACTCAGGAGTTTACCCAGCAATCAGCGCAATACGTCGAAGCTGCCCGCAAACACTATGACGCGGCGGAAAAGCTCAACATCCCTGACTATCAGGAGAAAGAAGACGCATTTATGCAACTGGTTCCGCCTGCGGTTGGGGCAGACATTATGCGCCTGTTCCCGGAAAAGTCCGCCGCGCTCATGTATCACCTGGGGGCAAACCCGGAGAAAGCCCGCCAGTTACTGGCGATGGATGGGCAGTCCGCGCTGATTGAACTCACTCGACTATCCGAACGCTTAACTCTCAAGCCTCGCGGTAAACAAATCTCTTCCGCTCCCCCTGCTGACCAGCCGATTACCGGTGATGTCAGCGCAGCAAATAAAGATGCCATTCGTAAACAAATGGATGCTGCTGCGAGCAAGGGAGATGTGGAAACCTACCGCAAGCTAAAGGCAAAACTTAAAGGAATCCGATAATGGCTTTGAACGAAGGTCAAATTGTTACACTGGCGGTAGATGAAATCATCGAAACCATCTCCGCAATCACTCCAATGGCGCAGAAAGCCAAGAAATACACCCCGCCTGCTGCTTCTATGCAGCGCTCCAGCAATACCATCTGGATGCCTGTAGAGCAAGAGTCACCCACTCAGGAGGGCTGGGATTTAACTGATAAAGCGACAGGGTTACTGGAACTTAACGTCGCGGTAAACATGGGAGAGCCGGATAACGACTTCTTCCAGTTGCGTGCTGATGACTTGCGAGACGAAACTGCGTATCGTCGCCGCATCCAGTCTGCCGCTCGCAAGCTGGCGAACAACGTTGAGTTGAAAGTCGCAAACATGGCCGCCGAGATGGGTTCGCTGGTTATCACCTCCCCTGATGCCATCGGCACTAATACCGCAGACGCCTGGAACTTTGTGGCCGACGCAGAAGAAATCATGTTCTCCCGAGAACTTAACCGCGACATGGGGACATCGTACTTCTTCAACCCTCAGGACTACAAAAAAGCGGGTTACGACCTGACCAAGCGTGACATCTTCGGGCGTATTCCTGAAGAAGCATACCGAGATGGCACCATACAGCGTCAGGTCGCTGGCTTCGATGATGTCCTGCGCTCTCCGAAACTTCCTGTGCTGACCAAATCCACCGCAACTGGCATCACTGTATCCGGTGCGCAGTCCTTCAAGCCTGTCGCATGGCAACTGGATAACGATGGCAACAAAGTTAACGTTGATAACCGTTTTGCTACCGTCACCCTGTCTGCAACTACCGGCATGAAACGCGGCGACAAAATTTCGTTTGCTGGCGTTAAGTTCCTTGGTCAGATGGCTAAGAACGTACTGGCTCAGGATGCGACTTTCTCCGTAGTCCGCGTTGTTGACGGTACTCATGTTGAAATCACGCCGAAGCCGGTAGCGCTGGATGATGTTTCCCTGTCTCCGGAGCAGCGTGCCTACGCCAACGTTAACACCTCGCTGGCTGATGCAATGGCAGTGAACATTCTGAACGTTAAAGACGCTCGCACTAATGTGTTCTGGGCTGACGATGCTATTCGTATCGTGTCTCAGCCTATTCCGGCTAACCACGAATTGTTTGCAGGTATGAAAACTACCTCTTTCAGCATCCCAGACGTGGGACTCAACGGCATTTTCGCTACGCAGGGGGATATTTCCACCCTGTCCGGACTGTGCCGTATCGCGCTGTGGTATGGCGTAAACGCGACACGCCCGGAAGCAATCGGTGTTGGCCTGCCTGGTCAGACTGCGTAACTAACAGGGGCTTCGGCCCCTTTTTTATTTGAGGTGACATATGGGCGTAATGCTATATAAGCAGGGTCGTGGAACGAAGGTATGGGGCAAGGAAGTTCAGGCTAAAGTTGTCGATGACGGCGACGTAGAAGATCACCTTGCCGATGGTTGGGTTAAGCATCCAAATGAGGTGCCGGAGACTAATGACGATCCAATCGGCGAGTCAGGCGTGGTCAAGAAAGACATGGGTGAAGTATCTGATGGATACCACACCTTTAACGAACTATATGCACATCGAGTGCGTCTGTTTTCAACACTAATGAATGCCTTCCGCGAAAGCGCATGGTGGAGCTTCCAGCATCATGACGGCGAGCAATGGGATGGATGGGTGTTAGCTGGCATCGACACCCCAGAAGGCGCGGTAACATACCACCTCCCAGAGAGTGAAATTGAACATCTGCCTAAAGGCACGGAAATTGAGTTTGGCAAGGAATGGGACGGCCACACGGCAGATGATGTGTTAAATCGTCTGCTAAGCCTGCGACCGAAAGAGCAGGCAACCAAAGAACGCAAAAAGCCAGGACCAAAGCCTAAGGCGGAAAGCGATGCAGATAAAGACTAAAGGCGATCTGGTCAGGGCGGCGCTGCGTAAGCTTGGTGTAGCATCAGATGCAACTCTCACTGATATCGAACCTCAGTCTATGCAGGATGCTGTTGACGACCTTGAAGCGATGATGGCTGAGTGGTATCAGGACGGAAAGGGCATCATCACCGGCTATGTATTCTCAGATGATGACAATCCTCCCGCTGAAGGTGATGATCACGGTCTTCGCTCAAGCGCAGTCAGCGCAGTATTCCACAATCTGGCCTGCAGAATCGCTCCGGATTATGCGCTTGAGGCTACCGCCAAAATTATCGCAACCGCTAAATATGGGAAGGAACTTCTCTATAAGCAGACTGCCATCGCCAGAGCTAAACGAGCGCCTTACCCGTCACGCATGCCGACAGGCAGTGGAAACAGTTTCGCCAATCTGAACGAATGGCATTATTTCCCCGGAGAGCAGAATGCCGATTCAACAACTCCCCATGATGAAGGGAATGGGTAAAGACTTCAAGAACGCCGATTATATCGACTATCTGCCAGTGAATATGCTGGCAACACCCAAAGAAATCCTTAACAGCAGCGGCTATCTCCGCTCATTCCCTGGCATTACCAAACGTTATGATATGAACGGAGTATCGCGTGGAGTTGAGTACAACACCGCTCAGAATGCTGTTTATCGTGTTTGTGGTGGCAAGCTCTACAAAGGAGAAAGCGAAGTTGGTGATGTTGCCGGAAGTGGTCGCGTATCAATGGCACATGGACGCACATCACAGGCGGTAGGTGTTAATGGTCAACTGGTAGAGTATCGTTATGATGGCACGGTTAAAACCGTCTCAAACTGGCCTACAGACAGCGGATTCACACAGTATGAGTTAGGTTCGGTTCGTGACATTACGCGCTTACGCGGGCGTTATGCGTTGTCAAAAGACGGAACCGATTCATGGTTTATCACAGACCTTGAAGATGAGTCTCACCCTGACCGATACAGTGCAGAATATCGCGCAGAATCGCAGCCAGACGGCATCATTGGCATCGGTTCATGGCGTGACTTCATCGTCTGCTTTGGTTCGTCAACGATTGAATATTTCTCCCTGACAGGCGCAACCACCGCTGGAGCTGCGTTGTATGTCGCACAGCCATCGTTGATGGTACAGAAGGGCATTGCCGGAACATACTGTAAAACGCCATTCGCTGATTCATATGCATTCATCAGTCACCAGGCTACTGGCGCACCTTCCGTCTACATCATCGGGTCAGGGCAGGCTTCACCAATTGCGACCGCCAGTATTGAGAAGATTATCCGCTCATACACCGCTGAAGAACTTGCGACGGGTGTGATGGAGACTTTGCGCTTCGATTCTCATGAGCTTCTGATTATTCATCTCCCTCGCCATGTTCTGGTTTACGACGCATCGTCCAGCCAGAACGGACCTCAGTGGTGTGTGCTGAAAACCGGGCTTTACGATGATGTATATCGTGCCATCGACTTCATGTACGAAGGCAACCAGATAACGTGCGGCGACAAATCAGAAGCTGTGATCGGACAATTGCAATTCGACATCAGCAGCCAGTACGACAAACAACAAGAACACCTACTGTTTACGCCCCTTTTCAAAGCAGATAACGCCAGATGCTTCGACCTTGAGGTTGAATCATCCACTGGTGTTGCTCAATACGCTGACCGCCTGTTCCTGTCTGCAACAACTGACGGCATCAATTACGGTCGTGAACAGATGATTGAGCAGAACGAGCCGTTTGTATACGACAAGCGCGTTTTATGGAAACGTGTAGGTCGTATTCGTCGATTAATCGGATTCAAACTGCGAGTAATCACCAAATCACCAGTAACACTATCCGGGTGTCAAATTCGTCTGGAGTAACATATGGCAGACCCGTCACTTAATAATCCTGTCATCATTCAGGCTACTCGTCTTGATGCCTCAATCCTCCCCCGTAACGTCTTCAGCCGGTCATATCTGCTCTACGTAATCGCGCAGGGAACTGACGTTGGTGCTATTGCGGGAAAGGCAAACGAAGCTGGACAGGGTGCTTATGACGCACAGGTAAAAAATGATGAGCAGGATGTAGAGCTTGCAGACCATGAAGCAAGAATTAAGCAACTGCGCATCGATGTAGATGATCACGAAAGTCGCATTACTGCGAACACTAAGGCAATTACTGCGCTGAATGTCAGGGTAACTACCGCTGAAGGAGAAATTGCCTCCTTGCAGACTAATGTTAGTGCTCTTGATGGCAGGGTTACGACTGCCGAGAACAATATTTCGGCATTGCAGGCTGACTACGTATCTAAAACCGCCACTACATCTCAATCGCTGGCTTCACCCCTCGACGTGACAACGTCATATTCAGTCGGCGGAAAGAAGGTTGTCGGCGCTCGCCAGACTGGATGGACCGCGGCAACAGGTACGGCGAATAAAGGCGTATTCGATGCTGACCTGACATTCGCCGTTAGCGATACTTACACGCAATCTGAAATCCAGGCTATAGCCAATGCTCTAATTACTGAGCGTCGGCGCACTAAGGCTTTGGAAGACGCCTTGCGTGCACATGGGTTGATTGATTAATGATTACATTCACTCCAACACGCAACATCGACCTGATAGAAATGGTTGGCAACCACCCCGACATCATTGCCGGAAGCAACAACAGTGACGGATACGACTACAAGCCTGAGTGTCGTTACTTTGAAGTGAACGTACATGGTCAGTTCGGTGGCATCGTGTATTACAACGAGATTCAGCCGCTGACCTTTGACTGCCACGCCATGTACCTGCCTGAGATTCGCGGATTCAGTAAGGAAATCGGACTGGCGTTCTGGCGATATATTCTCACCAATACCACCGTTCAGTGCGTTACATCATTTGCTGCACGCAAATTTCGCCACGGTCAGATGTACTGCGCAATGATTGGCCTTAAGCGTGTGGGAACCATCAAGAAATACTTCAAAGGCGTAGATGACGTGACGTTTTACGCCGCCACCCGAGAAGAGTTAACCGAATTACTGAATAACGGGAGATAAACATGTTATATGCATTTACGCTGGGCAGGAAACTGCGCGGTGAGGAACCTTCTTATCCTGAAAAAGGCGGTAAAGGCGGCTCATCAAGCAGCGGGGCAAAAGAAGCGGCAAAAGCAACACAGTATGCAGCAGACCTGCAAAACCAACAATTCAATCGTGTGATGGAACAGTTGGCACCTTACGCCGCCGCAGGTTTGCCGGCTCTCCAGCAGATTCAGCAACTATCAACACTGGAAGGGCAGAACAGCGCTCTCAATCAGTATTACAATTCAGACCAGTATAAACAGTTGGCTGATCAGGCTCGCTATCAAAGCCTGAATGCCGCCGAGGCGACAGGTGGTCTTGGCTCGACAGCAACATCAAACCAAATTGCATCCATTGCACCAACGCTCGGGCAGAACTGGTTGTCAGGGCAGATGCAAAACTATGGCAACCTGTTAAACGTTGGTCAGTCTGCGGCAGCAGGCCAGGCATCGGCAGGACAGAACTATGCAAATAACGCAGGTAATCTTGCGCAACAGATGGCGGCGATCCGCTCTCAGGGTTCTGGTCAATCCACGCTTGGAAGTGCCATTAGCGGCGGTACGAGTGGTGCGCTTGCAGGTGCTGGTATTGCAAGCTTGTTAGGTACTTCCACGCCATGGGGCGCTGGTATCGGTGCTGGTATCGGATTGCTTGGCTCACTCTTCTAAGGAGTTATCGTGGCTACTTTTCAACTTGCTGGTTTGCCGTCAATGCAGGTGTCGAACCAGAACGCGCCCGGACAACCATCATTATCCAGTTACGACTTCAGCCAGCGCCCAAACGTTGGAGTTCAACTTGCTCAGGGAATTGGCGCAGTTGGCCAGGCAATACAGCAGAATGAGGCTGCTCAGAGGCTTTCTGACTTTCAAAAAGCTTTCGGTCAGGCTTATGCGGCAGGTGATCGCGATGCCTTACGCCAACTCGCAGCCACAAACCCTGACCAGATTGAAACAATCCGTCAGGGAATGGGGTTTATTGATGCCGATAAGAATCAGGCAATGGGAGACATGTCAGCTCGTCTTAACATTGCTGCCGCTCAGGGGCCTGAGGCGGTGATGAAAGAGCTTGCCTCTCACCAGAGCACGCTGCAGCAAATTGGCGTATCTCCTGAGCAGGCGTGGCAGACATACCAACAAAGTCCTGAAGGCTTCGCGCAGTTAACAGATCTTATTGGGATGCACGCAGTAGGACCAGAAAAGTATTTCGATATTCAGGATAAGTTGACTGGTCGTGAGATTGATCGAGGTAGACTTGCTGAAACAATCCGCAGCAATAAAGCAGGGGAAGGACTTCAGGCTCGCGGGCAAAATATTACTATGCGCGGACAAGACATGTCAGCCTCTACAGCCCGCCGCGGCCAGGATTTGGCAATGCAAAGGGCAAACTCCAGAACGATATCAGGAGTCGACGGGAATCGGGTCGTTCAGCTTGCAGATGGTAGAACAGTCAACATTGACGGAAAACTTCACGGCGCAGGGGCTAATGCATTTTACGAAGGTATTGACGATAACGGCAATATGGTTCGTGTCCCGGCAAGTGCTATTGCAGCGCCTCCAACGTCTGCAGCAAGCGCACAGAACTACGCGATGAAGAAAGACATTGACGCAATCGCAAATGCAGATGCTTCTGCTCTCGATTTCATGACTGGAATGACTGGCGGAGCAGGAAATCCGGCAATTGGTGCAGATGTTCGCAGCCGACTCACAGGCAAAGAACAACGACAGTTATATAACTCCGCACAACGTATTCAGGGAAGAATGCAGAATCAGGGCGTGGCAGCAGCAAGAGATATGGGCGCTAGCGGTATCAACACCATCGCAGAAGCGAAGATGTATTTTCAGGGGATGCCGCAGGTTGACTACTCAAGCCCGGAGGCTATGCAGCAGTCTATTCGTGAGATTCAGGAATACACCAACAATTATAACCAGCAGTACAACGTTAATGTTGATAATGGTGGGCAGAAATCATCAAGGCAGCAGCCAGCGACTCAGCAATCAGTCGGAGGAAGCTACACGTCTAAATCCGGCATTCAATTCACGGTGGAATAATGAAAGTTACAGCCAACGGTAAGACATTCACATTCCCAGAAGGAACAAGCACTGAGGATATTGGATCGGCTATCGATGAGTATTTTGCTGGACAGTCTGCACAGCAGGAACAGCAGGGCACATCTACGCCCCCAGAAAGCCAGCCACAGCAACAAGGTGGCTTCATTTCTGACCTTGGCAATGCTGCTGCAGAGACTGGGCGTGGATTGCTACAGGCTGGCGTTAATCTGGCAAATATCCCGGCATCAATGGCTGATGCTGTCGCCAGCGCCGGGGCATGGGCTGATCAGAAGCTTGGCATTGGTGACGGAACTTATCAGCCAGCGCCTCGCGTCACGACACAAGGACTTGAGCAGGACTTTGGCTTGCAACAAGGTGCGCTTACTCCACAGACGACAGAAGGTAAAATCTTCTCTGAAGCACTGCCATATTTGATTCCTGTTGGGGCCGAGAGAATTGCAGCGCAGGCACCATCTATTGCCGGTCGAGTTGCTCAGGGGGCATCACGCTTGCTGGCGGAGAACACTGTTGGTTCATTGGCTGCAAACAGTGAGCGTGATAATCCAGAAGCACTGGCAACAGACTTAGGAACTGGTGTTGCATTAGGCGGGGCAATCAATCAGTTAGGCCGTGCCGCTGGCGCTGCTTATCGTGGGATTCGCGGGACGATCGCACCAGAAGCGCAGCAGGCTATTCAGTTCGCTAATGCTGCTGATGTTCCTTTGCATACAACTGACGTTTTGCAGCCAAATTCCCGTGTCGGTCGCATGGCACAGACCACCGCTGAAAACATCCCATTTACCGGGACAAGTTCAATGCGAGCTAATCAGCAAGAAGCTCGCAGTCAGTTGGTAGATGAATTTGCATCACGGTTTGGTGAGTATGATCCGTCAATTGTTATTGGCAGCCTGAAGGCAAAAACATCAGGAATTCGGAAAGCAGCAGGGAACCGTCTTGAGCAAGTTCAGAGCGCAATGACAGGAGTCAACATTCAGCCAACGCGAGCAATTCAGCAGATAGATGATGAGATTGGAAAACTGCAAAAATTAGGACAAGTTGCCGACACGGATACAATTAGCAAACTTCAGGCATACAGGAATGAATTGGCTAAAGGTGATGTTGACCTGGAACAGTTAAGCAGACTGAGAACGCAGTTTAGGATGGATGTCAGAGGAGAAAGGACACAAATGCCACCGCCAGCTGAGGCGGCAGTGCAGCGTGTATACAGGGCAATGACAGGAGACATTGATAACTCCATTGTCCAGAACCTTGGAAACGACACTCTGCGCAGATACAAGCAGGCCAATGCGGTATACGCAGATGAGGCTAGTAAGCTCCAGAATACCCGCTTGAAGAACGTTCTGATGAAAGGGGATCTAACCCCTGAAGTTGTCAACAACATGTTGTTCAGCAAGAACAAATCAGAAGTTCATAATCTGTACCGGTCAGTAGGTCATGTGGGACGCGCTCAGATGCGTAACGGCATCATCGGAAAGGCTATGGAGAAATCAGGCGGTTCTCCGGATCAGTTCCTCCGCCAGGTTAATTTAATGTCTACCCAGACGGGAATCGCTTTTAAAGGACGAGATGCTGCGTATCTGAAAGGACTGAAGAACTATCTTGAGTCAACCAAGCGTGCTGGTCAGGCAGGAGTAACAACGCCTACAGGTCAGCAAACTATACCGTTCATCCTAGGTATTGGAACGGTAACTAACCCTGCGCTGGTAGGTGTTGGTGGCGGGTATGGTTTGCTGGCAAGAATGTATGAGAGTAAACCAGCACGTAATGCAATGCTTCGCCTGGCTAATACTCCACGTGGTTCTACCGCATTCGAGAAAGCGTTATCTGACGTTGAGCGCATTGTTAACTCATTCGCTCAGGGAGCGAAATCTCAATCCTTAAGCGAATAAAAGTTTGCCCACCACAAGGCCGAAGATTAAGAAAACAAAGTTCAATAAGTCACGTTCCATAAACCCTCCACTCTTTTAAGCAATTATAACCGACCTTAATGCAATGCTGCGCAAGTTTTGTATTGTGCGGCCTTGCTGTACCCGGAGCATAGTAAATGTCAGATATCACCGCCAATGTTGTAGTATCAATGCCGAGCCAGCTCTTCACGATGGCTCGATCTTTTAAAGCTGTAGCAGGTGGCAAAATTTATATCGGAAAAATTGACACTAATCCTGTAAATCCTGAAAACCAGATTCAGGTTTTTGTAGAGAATGAAGACGGTTCTCACGTTCCTGTTTCGCAACCAATCATCATTAATGCTGCTGGTTACCCTGTATATAATGGACAGATTGCAAAGTTTGTGACTGTACAGGGACACTCGATGGCCGTTTACAGTGGCGGAAGTTCGTCAGTGCAGCAGTTCTACTTTCCAAATGTGTTGAAGTACGACCCTGATCAATTCAAACAACTTTTATCTACAGATGATGGTGCCGCATTAGTTGGCACGACGTCAGGATTGACTGTGCAGGAAGAAATAAATGATCTACATTCGAATGTTGGTATTATTAATGACAAATTAAACACAAAATCTTATGCATATCGTAATGCAAATTTACTGGCTTCAGCAAATAACTTATTGCGTGCCGGAGGAGAATTAAAAATAGTTTGTCAGGGAGACAGCGTTACTATAGGGCACGACACAACCAGTTCAGATGTTATATCTCCTCCTAATAATAACCCATACACTGTTGCTCCAATTCAGTACCCCTCTAGGTTGCAGGAACGACTGTTAACATTAACAAATTCAAATGTTACTGTAATAAACCACGGATTTAGCGGTGATACGGCAAAACTTTCTTATGAAAGGTGGCCTGATAACCCGAACTGTAACGTAGCGCATCTTATGCTGGGGATAAATGATAGTCAGGGAGTAGGCGGTGCAACGCTTGGCGAATACGTTGAGTATATTGAAAAAATAATTAAAAGGTTTATTGATTGGGGTTGTGGTGTAGTTCTGCATACCACCACACCAATTAATTACGGACAGAATGACGGTGGATCGCTTTTTGCACAATATGCAAGATCGATAGCTAATCAATATGCCTGTCCTGTATTTGAAAGTGAGGGTGTAATCCAATATTGCAAATATAATTCTGTGTATAGCGACGGAACTCATTTTAATAAATCAGGATATGCAAAGTATGGTGATGCTGTCGCGTCATTTGTTCTTGCTGGTTGCTGGGTTAGACCAGTCAGGAATATAGCGTCATATTCATCAATTCAGCCTGGACGTGCATCTGAGGGGATTGGGTGGTTTGGGAAATTAACATCTCTATCACCTGATTACAACTTATCTTATGTATGGAACGGTCAAGTTGGTAAAATATATCCTGGTGGTGTGCAGTCTTTTTCTTTCTTTCTTGATGCAGATGCCGCAGACGTATTTTTTACAGGTATTATTACAGGTTGCAAAATATCATTATCTGATCCTGTAGAATCAGTTGACGGATATTTTCCTGTAAATATAATGCCTCTGAAGTCGTTTCCTAAAGAAATATCAGAAACAATGTCGTATACTACGCAACTCAGAAACTCAGACGGAAGAAAGTCATGGGCGGGCGCTCTTGTCGGTAGGGGTTGGAAGACTATTTATGTTAACAACACATCTTCAGAGGCTGTTTATCTTAACTATTTAATTATTGAGCCTTGCGCCCCTGATAGCATAAATCAGGTAAATGGTGGGCAAGTTGTCCCGGGCGAAAAACAAGTATATTTATATAAATTCCCGTTTAATGTGATATCAAATCCAAGCACAAATTTACCAGCTCCTGCGCCAATTCCTTCTTCTGTAACCATTCCACTTCCAAAGGGAATGTTTAGACAATCACAAGAATGGAATGGGTACTACGATTCGTTTGTTATGGATATAACAATTAAATCTGATTTAACTGGAGGTAGTGATGGGATATACAAATATTCTTGTTGTTTTAAATCAGACGGAAGTCTTAATATATACAAAATATTTAAATCAGTAGCTTCTGGCATTGAGCCAACTTCTGGTAGTATAGTTTGGGAGGACCCAACAACAGGCGCAACAGGTACTGGCTGGCCTGATTCCGCCACCGCTGTCTGTAAAATAGCTCTTAATTTCTCAGACTCAACTGCAGCATATTATACAATGGAAATTGAGTGCAATAACGTTATGAGAAGTTATGGTGGCAGAATGTACTAACGTGAAACTGAAAAGCAATCTTCACAGATTACTACAAAAATGATACGATACGCATCTATGCGCCAAAGGAGCAGAAAATGAACCGGATCGTATCTAAAATAATAGGGGTAGCAGCATTTTTAGTATTCCTATATTGTTCTGCGGAGTTAATATTTATAATATTTGGCTTTATTCCGTTTAACGCATCGAGAATATTGTCTGATATTGTAATGATATTAATCATGCTGTATGCTTTTTACAAGCAAAAGAAGTTATATTAG